CCATATAGTCGAATCACAATTAAAGGCGTTAGCGGGATTCCTAACGGTTACGGAATTGTTGGACCAGACGTAAGCAACGGGTGTTATTTTGGCGCAATTTCTAGTGTCGCTAATGACGACTTTGAAATATGGAACGAGCGCAACGGATATTTTAGAATTGGTACTAATAATGCAGAACGCCTCCGCATAGACAGCTCTGGCAACTTGCTGGTGGGGAAGACGAGTTATGGCTCTGTAACTGGAACAGGGAGTCAGCTTGGCGCAGGTGGTGTTGCTATTTTTACCGCTTCCTCAGATGCGCCACTTTACCTAAACCGCACTACAACAGACGGCGCGATTGTAAATTTATACAAAGACGGCACAACCGTGGGGTCAATTGTGTCAAGAGGGGGTGCTGCATTACAAATAAATTCTCAATCTGGTGATGGCGCATTGGCTAAAGGCGGAACCGAATATTTTTATTGGAGTGGTATTAGTTTTTATCCAGCAACAGACGATGCTTCCGATTTAGGTCTTTTATCCTACCGCTTTGACGACATCTACGCCACCAACGGCACTATCCAAACCTCTGACCGCAACGAGAAGCAAGACATTGAAGTCCTGTCTGAAGCTGAACAGCGTGTAGCAGTAGCCGCTAAAGGTCTGTTGCGTAAGTTCCGCTGGAAGTCTAAAGTTGAAGAAAAAGGTGACGATGCTCGCATACACTTTGGAATCATTGCTCAAGACCTGCAAGCCGCCTTTGAAGCTGAAGGGTTAGACGCAGGACGCTATGCAATGTTTATAAACTCAACATGGACAGACGAAGAAACAGGTGAAGAACGTAGCCGTATGGGTGTGCGTTATTCAGAACTACTCGCATTTATTATTGCCGCAATCTAGGAGATACACAATGACAGTATGGACAATCGCACAACTAGAAAGAAACACATCAGACGGTGGAGTGACAATCGCCCACTGGCGAGCCACAGCAACTGAGACTGTTGGAGACGATACGTTCTCTGCAAGCTCTTACGGAACTTGTGGTTTTACACCTGATCCTACTGCACCTGACTTTGTACCGTTTGAGTCACTGACAGAAGCTGACGTGCTAAAGTGGGTCTATGCCGCTTTGGACAAAGACGCTACAGAGGCTTCACTGGCAAGTCAGATTGAAGATCAGAAAGCGCCACAGACTGTTGTAGGTACACCGTGGTGATTACGATTGACGGCGTAGAGTACAACCCAGAAGATTTGAGCGATAAGATCAAGTACATGGTCGCTCAGGTCAAAGACATTGACGATAAGCTCGGACACTTACGCTTTCAAGTCGATCAGTTAAGTGCGGCTAAAATTGCATTTTCTGACGCTATCGTTAAGAGTGTCACTGATGCTTCAGAAGAATAGGTAGGGGGTTATATGGCTGTCGACTGGAACAAATTAATGTCTGTAGAAGTGCTTTCAACAAGCGCAATTTTAATTTTTTCAGTCGGTGTTGCCTACACCACTCTAGCAAACGGACAAGAACAAGCAGACGCACAGATAACTCAACTGCAAGCCAAGCAAGCCGAGATGCAAGACTCGATAGCTGATATACAAAGAGACACTGCGGTTCTCAATGCGGATCAAAAACACATCCTTAAAATGGTGGAAGAACAGAGACAGGATATTCGTCAGATACTTAAGCTGATGCAAGAGAGCAAGGCGGAAAGATGATAGCCGAACTCGCTGCGTTCAATGCCGCTTTTGGTGTTGTCAAAGAGTTTGTGGCGAACGGCAGAGACCTGTCTGACTGCTTTGGTTTTATCGGTCAGATGACCACAGCAAAAGAAGACCTTAAGCTAAAAGCTGACAAAAGAGGCTTTACGAGTGACGCTGAAGAGTTTGCTGCACTTGAGCAGATCAAGCAAGCTGAAGACCAGCTCAGAGAGTTGATGCAATACTACGGTCGTGCTGGCTTGTGGGATGACTTTGTAAAGTTCCAAGCAGAAGCAAGAAAAGCACGACTCTTAGAGCGTAACGAAAGGGTCAAAAAGATCAATCAGCGCTGGCAGTACGCGAGCATCATAGTCGCTGGTCTTCTTGGACTCGCTGGTGTGTATGCTATTTTTGTGGTGGCTAGTGCAATGGCGGGAAGTTTTTATGCTACAAATTCTTGGTAAGATATTAGGCTCAGGTGATGTTGTTCAGAAGGGCTTGCAACTCATTGATGACATGCACACCTCAACCGAAGAAGAAATTCAGGCTAAGTCCAAAGCTAAGACAGACTTACTACAAGCCTACGCCCCGTTTAAGATTGCCCAACGGTACTTGGCATTGATGTTTGCTGTTACTTTTCTAACAAGTTTTGTTTTAGTTCTAACAATGACTCTGCTAGGTGAGGGTGACATAGACGCAGTTAAGCAAGTTTTGGGTGACTTTTACATTGGCGAGATAATGCTGACGATTGTCTTCTTCTATTTCGGTGGTGGCGCTTTTGAAGGCGCGATGAAGAGCAGGGTTAAATGAACTACTTCTCTGATGACGAGCTTCGCTGTAAGTGTGGCTGCAATGAGTTAATTTTTGATTCTGCCGTTAGGGTTGCTCTTAATACAATACGGATGGAGTATGGAAAACCAATGGTAGTGACCAGTGGCTATCGATGTCCAAATCATCCGATTGAAGCCAAAAAGTCTAAGCCCGGAGAGCATACCACCGGCATGTGTGTAGACATAGGATGCTCTGGATTTGATGTGGTGGTGATAACAAACCTAGCAGTAAAGTATGGCGCAACAAGAATAGGCTGGAACCAAAAAGGTGGCGGCAGGTTCGTCCATCTGGGATGGTCAAAAGATTACCCCAAGGGAACGTGGACATATTAGGAGATTTAAATGAGTAAAGGTGGAAGTAAAAGCTCAATGACCCAAGCAGGCGGACAGTCTTCGTTTGGTGGACAGATGCCAATGCAGCAGGGTTACCAGTCTCCGTTTGGCAACCAAAGTTACAGATCTCAACCTAGTCAGCCTACCTTTAATAATTACTCGTATCAGCAGCCGGGTCAGTTTGGCGGCCAAATGATGAACCAGTCTATGCGTTCACCCGGCAGCAAAGGAGGCTATCGGCCACCTATGCGCCAGCAAATTCCGTCTCCGGGGGGCAAGGGTGGTAATGCTGGGGGCAACTACGGCGGACAAAATCCTCCGATGCAGCAGCCAATGCCATCTCCCGGCGGCAAGGGCAGAAGTTACCAGTCTCAGCAAATGCCTTTTGGGTATGGTCAGACAACATTTAATCCCGGCCAGTTTGGTGGTTACGGTCAGCCATCAAATATCTTTTCTTTTAATAGCCCTCATTATCAGCCATATGTACCTCCAGTATATGAACCACCACCACCGCCATATAGGGGTAACGACCCAAGAGACTCCGGTGTAACAAGTTCACCGCCGTCTACCGGAAGCCAAGGGGGAACCCAGAGAACTATGCCGGATTATTCTTCATCAGGCGTTACTGGGTATCAGCCATCATTTGGTGCAAAAGGAGGATCTCAGCCATCATTTGGTGGAAAGGGTGGAGCAGGAAGTGTTGGGGGTCAGCCTCTGTCTAGATATATGCCACCTGAAGGGTATAACACAATGCCACTTCCAGATTACGACCCCAATGCTCTTAGAGTGCTTTACCCATATGGCCCGGGTGGACCCCTTGAGGGGCAGCCAAGACCTACGTTCCCAGATCCAACTCAACCACAAGGGCCGCAAGGAACAATACAAGGTGCTCCTAGTATGAGTGGGATTATTCTAGGAAGCCTTGGTGGCGGCGAAAGCCAGCAACCAATGGGCATTGCAGCACCGGGCGGCGGTCCTCAGTTTACACCTCAACGCCGAATCAACCCACCGCCCGCACCTGACGCAACTCAAGATCAAGCCGCCGCAAAAAACTTTTGGTCTCAGGCTCAAAAGGCTATGGATTCTGGAAGTTTGATTGATGCGGATAGGTTTTTAAAGCAATACGAAAGTATTACTGGGACTAGAAATCCAATGTATGGACTAAGTGCTTTAGACCCATCAGGCTATCAGTCAGCGAA